TCATTCCTACGAGGTAGTCGGAAACACGACTTAGACTTACGCAAAAAGAAAAAGTAAAAGGTAGAACAGTATCTACTACTGAGTTTTATAACTGGACACATCAACAACATGGTGAAAAGAAATGCTTTTGCGGTAAGTTTGCATCTATCGGTTTTAATTATAGATATGGTATGTTAGAACTATTATGTTTTAAACATTATAAGGAGAGGATAGATGGCACTAACTAAAAAACAAAAGAAACTACCAATGGCTTTACAAAAAGCTATTCTCAAGAAACAAAAGAAAAAGAAGGGTAAATAATATGGCATACGGAAAAGGTACTTACGGATCAAAAATGGGCAGACCGCATAAGAAGATGAAGAAAAAGAAAAAGAAGAAAAAATAATGGTTAAAGTAGCATCAATAAAAAATATCATTAAGGATTTGTCACCAAGACAACAAAAGACTATGAAATCCCATGCAAGACACCATACTTTAAAACACATGAGATCAATGGCTAATGCTATGAAAAAAGGTGCTACTTTTAATTCTGCACACAATAGAGCCATGAGATCAGTAGGTAAATAATGGCTACATATAGAGGTCGGTCAGTAAAGCTAAACAAACCATTCAGAACACCTAATAAAAGCAAGAAATTTGGTGTTTATGTGAAGGATAAATCCAGTGGTAATGTCAAAGTAGTGAGATTTGGCGATCCTAAAATGAAGATAAAAAAGAATATCCCTGCCAGACAAAGGTCATTTTTGGCTAGAATGGGGGGTGTTTTAAAGCAAGTCAGAGGTCAAAAGACCTTATCCCCTGCCTATTGGTCAATTAGGGCATGGAAAAAAAACTTTCCTTTATAGTAAATTTAGGGGTTGCAATTTCATTATAATTTCTTTATAACTGTATTTATGAATACAGGAGAAACACAAATGAAAATCAAAGTTAAAGATCATCCACATTGGGCAGGTACTGCTTTCCAAGTAAATATTAATGGTACTAAATTCCCTAGAGAAAGAGGAGTATGGTATCAACCAGTTGGTGAAACTGATGATGAGAAAGAAGCTAAAGCTATTGAAATGGCTAAAGCTGAATATGCGGGTAAGTATCTTTCAAGAGCAGGTTTTATTTATGAATCTGAGGAAGAATATAACAAAATTTTTAACAAGGAGTGGGCATAAGCCCACTTCTCAGGAGGTAATAAAAATGAAACTAACAAAACTAGAAAGACTTTTCCTTCAAACACACATAGACAGATATAGTAAATGTGACGGATCAAACTGTATCTCTTGGGATATTGCTAAAGGTACTGCTAAATTATGTAATATCTCTGAAATATCTTTAAAGGGTGTTTTTGGCTCTTTAGAGAAGAAGGGAATTATCTATCAAGACGGAACTGATAGTGAATTAGTTTTTACTAATGGTAGACTTTCTGGCATAAAAGAAACCAAAATTTGGTACTTTAATATGCCTGTGTGTTCCGATAATTATCCAATCGCTACAATAGAATTTATTGAAAGCAGATTAAATTCAAAACAGTTAAGTAAATAATCCTGTATTTACTAAGTAGCCATTTCATTATATACAAAATGGAATGGCTACTAAACAAGAGATACTTTCCAAACTAGCTGCTTCTCACGAACAAAGAATATCCAAAGTTCTTTTTGATCTTGAAGAAGATATTATTGCTCAATTACAAAGAGCCACAGATGGAGTTCCGCTTACTACTCAATTAGCTATTCAGTTAAGACCAAATCTTAAAACATTAATAGAACAGAACTACCTGAAAGAAGGTACAAAGATTATCTCAGAATATGATGAGGTAGTGAAATCCTTTATGGACTTCACTAGGACTATCCCTGATGACCTAGTATCACCTAAGTTTAAAACCTTAACAAAACCTGATTTAGTTTTAATAAATCAATTAAAGCAGTTATCCTTTAGTGGATTTGAAGATGTAGCCAATAGATTTCTTGATACGATTGCTACAGAGATATATTCATCCGCAGTCACTGGTAAACCATTTCCTCAAGTAGTAGAGAATATCAGAGCATCTGTTAATGGTGTCTATAGACGTAGTAATGAAGCTGCAGTCAATAGATTAGTTGCGATTGTAGAGGAGAATAGATATTCAGATGATCCTATAGCTAAAAAGAAATACTTAGATGCAAGAAAGATACTTCATAGTAAATATGCTTCTGATATTAGGGGTGAGAACATGAGGAAGTACGCATCTCAAATAGCACATGACAGTATCATGCAGTTTGACGGACAGTTCACCAAACACAAAGGACAAGAAGCAGGAATAAACACATACAAATATACTGGAACAAATATCACCACCACTAGACAGTTCTGTAGAGGACAACTTAATGAAATAAAATCAGAGGAAGAATGGAGAAATGTATTTACTGGCAACTGGAGAGGTAAGTCAGGATCAGATCCTTTTGTGAATAGAGGTGGTTATAGATGCCGCCATAGTTTAATTCCTTATAATCCTGCATGGGATACAATAGAGGAAGTTCAAACGAAGGTACAACCTAAGGCAACAAATATTAAAACAAGTGCAGATGCAGCGACCAATGTATCTTCATTAGCCTCACCAATAAAACTTGATGATGTTGTTCCAGTCACAAAAGCATATCTAGTAAATAAATTAAATAAACAATTCCAAAAAAATAAAGAGGATTATGTTAAATACGAAGATGGAAGATCCCCTGTAAGACATAGAGGAACAAAAAGAGAAAATTATGGAAATGTTAGATTTGCAAACAAAAGATCAAAAGGAAGATTTTATGAATGGACTGAAAAGGATTATGGAATCATAGAAGCCATGATGCAAGAACTTGACGATCTTGCAGTAAAATATGGTGTTCCAAAATTAAGATCAATTTCACCAAATGCAGGTAGTGCAGTTGCATCTATGGGTGATGGTAAATTAAATTTAAATGTTAAATATTTAGCCTTAGAAGAAACTGCTAGTGATTTATCATTATGGAAAAGAGGTGACGATATAAAAAATAGACCTTTTACTGCTGATAGTTATTTCACAAATAAATTAGATAAAATTAGATCAACTTACTACCATGAATTTGCACATCAAATACATCAGCAAAAATTTGTTGGAACTACATCACAGTATTTTAGCCCAAAATTAGAACAAGACTTAATTCAACTAGGTGGTAAATGGAGAAATCAAGGTGCTACCAGATATTCAGAAAAAAATGCAAAAGAATGGTTTGCAGAAAATTTTACTCTTTATGAAATGGGTAAGACTGAATTAGTTGATCCTAACTTTATTACATTCTTAAAGGAGAAAGTATTATGAGTAAATTATTTGAAGAAGCAGAAGCTATATTAGAATTAGAAAGAACTTTAAATGCAGATGATTATAAAAGATTTAAAGAGATTGGTAGGCAAATCCCTGATAATGAAGAAAGAGATTTTGCATGGTTGTCAGAAGGTTTGTATTTAAGATTACCTGAGATTGTAAAAAAAGAAGGTAATGACAATTTTCTTGAAGAAGAAGATAAATAACTATATTTCTTAAATAAATAACTAACAAAGGAGTTATAATTATGTCTGACGAGAATAAAACGGAACAGGTGGAACAATCAACAACTGAAACAGTAGAAACAAAGCAGGAACAACCAATAGAACAACCAAAGCCAAGTCAATTTGATATTGATAAGGTAGTCAAAGACCGCCTTTATAGACAAGAAAAACAATTATTAGAATCTTTAGGTGTTAATGACATAACTGAAGCTAAAGCAGCTATTGAAGAACGCAAAAAGGTTGAAGAAGAAAAGCAGCTAGAACGAGGTAAGTTTGATGAGGTAATGAAGAAGAAAACCTTAGAGTATAATGAGAAATTATCCAAGTTAGAGCAAGAACTAAAAAGTGAGAGAATTGATAAGCAATTAATCAATGCGGCATCTAAGAACAGAGCCATATCACCTGAGCAGATAAAAGAACTTATGAAGAATAGCGTTCAATTAAATGCAGATGGTAAAGTAGAAGTGCTTGATAATTCTGGAACACCTAGATATAACAAAGATGGTGACTTATTGACTGTTGATGAGGCAGTACAAGAGTTTTTAACGCAGAACGCACACTTTCAAGCAGCAACTCCTTCTGGGAGTGGAAGTGTAAGTAATGTGGGCAAGTCGGATACGAATAAGACTATAAATATATCGGAACTAGACATGAATAATCCTGCTGACAGGAAACTCTATGCTGAACATAGAAAGCAAAGAGATAGTGTAAGCAAGATTGTTTTTAATAACTAATATCTATGAAAGGATATAACAATGGCAAATGAAACAACCTCCAGTACAGTCAGTGAACTGTATACAGAGATCGTAGCTGAAGCACAATTCGTCATTCAAGAGAAATCTATAATGAAGAATCTTGTGAAGAACTACGCAATCGCAGGTGGTGGTAAGTCAGTTGAAGTTCCTATTTATGCAGCAGTAGCAGCAGCAGCAGTAAACGAAGCAACAGATTTATCTAACACCGCAATTAATCCAACATCTGTGACCATTACGGCATCAGAAGTTGGTGTAATGACTACATTAACAGATCTAGCAAGAAACTCCGCACCAAGAAATGTAGCGGCAGATATTGGTAGATTATTTGGTGAAGCAATAGCTAAGAAAATGGATCAAGACTTAATTGCTCTATTTGATGGCTTTAGCACTGCAGCAGGTACAGATAGTGCAGCATTAACTCCTGCAACTGTATTCAATGCAGCTTCAACACTAAGAGCAGCAGGTTTACCTGTTGATGAAACATATCTTGTATTGCATCCTAAGGTTGCATTTGATCTTAAATCTGGTTTAACAAATACCTTTGCAGGTTTAGACCATGATTTATCAAATGAAGCATTAAGAAATGGCTTTATTGGTCAAATTGCAGGTATCAAAATCTTTGAAACAGGCAACATGGACAACACAGGTACTGCAGGTGACTATAAAGGTGGAATGTTCCACAAAGATGCACTTGCTCTAGCTATGATGCAGGACATTAAGATTGAGACTCAGAGGGATGCTTCGCTCCGTGCTGACGAAATTGTGGCCACCGCTGTTTATGGCGTGGGAGAATTGCACGATAGCTACGGAATTGAAGTTATCGCTGATTCTTCAATCCAATAATATAAACTATGGGTGGGGATATACTCCCCACCTTTTAAAATGTATAAAGGAACAATTATGGAATTAATAAAATTAAAAAAAGGTGACAAGACAATTACTAGAACAAGATTTGATTACGAAAAAAATTTAATTCATTGGAAACTTAGAGGTTTTGAGCCAGTAAAGGATAAGCCTATTGAAGATAAACCTAAAATTGATAAGGTAGAAAAACCAAAGAAAAAGAAAGATAAATAATGGCAGCAACATCAGTATTTGTAGTAGGTAGTTCAGATATCACATCTTATCAACCAGATATCTTAGAATTTGGAATTGCAAATTTTGATACCCAATTACAGTTTGCTGAAGATGATGTTTTAAGACAGATCAGGGAAGAATGGTGGGAGAGATACCGCCATACTGTACGATACAAAGATATTACTAAAGTCACAACGCTAGAGATGGATAACAGTAAGCTGACTGATGCACAGTGGAAAAGAGCAACTATTTACAAAGCATTAGCAGAATATATTTATCCTCAATTAACGAAATGGAAAGATCCACAAGGCGGAGATGGACAAGATGCTTTCCAAGTACAAATAGAATTTTATAGAGCCAAATATGCAGAAGAATTTAATGCTTGTTTAAGAGATGGTGTTGAATATGACGAAGATGGAGATGCTTCTGTGACTGCTTCTGAGAAAGAGCCTATACATCATTTAAGGTTGGTGAGATAATGTGTGAATTTTGTAATGGTGAATGTGTCTGTAGATAATGGTAGCGAGTGTTCGCATCAAGGACAATTCTGTTCAAGTAAAAAAAGAATTACTTAAAGTTTCTCAAAGAGTACCAAAGGCTATTAAGAAAGCCTTAGCAAATGCAGCAGCATTTGAGATTGGTGCAATCAAAAAAAGAACTCAAACTAAAGGTGTTGATTTTAGAGGTAGAGCATTTGCACCCTACTCACCTAAATATAAAAGAGCAGCAGTTAAACAATCAGGAGTGGTTGATCTTACAGATACTGGCCAAATGTTTAGTTCCTTAACTAGCAAAATATCAGCTAGTAAAGGAGAATTGTTCTTTAGACAAGGATTTGCAAATAGAAAAGCCTTTTTCCATGATGAAGCAGGTGCAGGTAGAAAGAAAGTGAAAAGAGAGTTTTTTAGTATTGCAAAAGATGAAGAAACAAAGATTGAAAAGATATTCTTTTCTGTGTTAGAAAAGGAGTTGAAATTATGAGTTTACGAGAAGATATAGCAGCAAATATTATTACTGTATTAGATGCAGTCACATCCCCTATTGAATTAAAGAAGATTACCAGAGAGCCTTTTAAACCTGAAGAATTGGCAGATCCTCAGTTCCCTGCATTATATATCACTACTGGAGATGAAACGAGAGAGGATTATACTTTAGGTGATAGTGCTGCAGGTAAAAGATCAGGAACTATTGATTATGTACTGATTGGATATGTAAAAGGAACAGATAGTAATTTAGATACTAAACGCAATCAGCTTATAGAAGTTATTGAAGAAACTCTTGATACAGATAGAACTAGAGGTGGTAATTCTCTTAATAGCCAAATAGTAGAAGTTAGTTCAGATGAAGGCACACTTTATCCTTTGGGTGGAGTTAGAATTGTGGTAAGAGTATTTTATGAATTTGTACGAGGTACGGCATAATGGCTAAAAGAGTAAAGCTATACAAAGATGATATTTCCATAGAAGTATGGGATAATAATATAGACAAGTTTCTTGCTAATGGTTATAAACTAGAAGCAGAAAAAAAACCTACCAAATCTAAAAAAAAGGTAGAAACAAATAACGAAGGAGATAACGAATGGCAACACACGTCGGAACAAGCGGAGTAGTCAAAATTGCATCAGCAACTGTAGCTGAAGTAATAGGTTTTAACATTGACGAAACTAACGATACTGTTGAAGATACATCATTAACTGATACTGCAAAAACCTATATTGCACTAAGAAAAGATGCCACTGGTACTATTGAATGCCATTGGGATGAAACAGATTCATCAGGTCAAGAAAGCCTTGATGTTGGTGCTTCTGTCACATTAAATCTTTACCCTGAAGGTGCAGATAGCGGAGATGCTTATTATACTGGAACTGCTTTAGTGACAGGTGCATCAGTAGCAGTGACAATGGATGGTGTAATCAGTAGAACATTTAATGTTCAATTTACTGGTGGCGTCACACATACAACAGTCTAATCTATATGCCCAAAAAAGATTATCTTGAGGGTGCTATAAATCATTTTAAGCACCAAGAGATTAAAATCATTGAAGTAGAAGAATGGGGATTAACAGGCGAAGATGCCATTTACGTTAAACCATTTACACTTTTAGAAAAAGCAGAAATCTTTAAAGGCTCTAATGATAATGACTTAACTGTCTTAATTGATGTCATTGTAAAAAAGGCACAAACCAAAGATGGTGAGTTAATGTTTGATTTAGAAAGTAAGATTAGGATGAAGAAGTTTGTTGATCCAGATATTATTGCTAGAGTGTCTAGTGAAATATTAAATCCTTCAACTGAAGATACCAAAACCTTAAAAAAAAACTAAATTCTGATTCAGATTTTAGATTTCATTTTTTCTTAGCAGAAAAGCTACATAAAACTATTGGTGAGATTTTACAAATCCCAGTAGATGAATATAATATGTGGGTTGCTTATTATAATCTCAAACATGAAGAAGAACAAAAAGCATTGAATAAACAGAAGATGCAAGGTAAAAGAAGATAATGACTAAAAAATTACTGATTGACATTATCGCTAATGATAAAACCAAAAAAGCACTAACTGGTGTTCAAAAAAATCTTGGAAATGTAAAAAGGTCGGTTTTTAGTTTAAAAGGTGCATTAGTTGGTCTTGGTGCAGGTGCAGTTGTTAAATCATTTATTGATGTAGGTAAAGAAGTTGAAAGCCTACAAGTTCGTTTTAAATTCTTATTTGGCTCAATAGAAGAAGGTAAAGAAGCCTTTGATAGTCTTACAGATTTTGCAGGTAGAGTTCCATTTTCCTTAGAGGAAATATCAAGAGCATCAGGTAATTTAGCAGTTGTTGCTAAAGATGCACAAGACCTCAATAGAGTTTTAGAGATAACTGGTAATGTAGCGGCAGTCACAGGATTAGATTTTGAAACCACATCATCACAAATTCAAAGAGCATTTGCAGGTGGTATTGGTGCTGCTGACCTATTTAGAGAAAGAGGTGTTAGAGCCTTATTAGGATTTCAAAATGGTGCGAAAGTCACTGCAGAAGAAACAGTAGCAAGATTTGAAGAATTATTTGCAGGAGATGGTCAATTTGCAAATGCCACTAAAGACCTAGCAACAACACTTGAAGGAACTCTATCAATGATAGGGGATAAGTATTTTAAATTTCAAAAGGATGTAGCATCAGGATTTTTTGAAGAATTAAAAGGTGAGTTTGGTGACTTAAATGTATTTTTAGAACAGAATGAACAACAAATAAAAGATATTGCAACTGCTATCGGTGAAAACTTTGCAGGAGCAATTAGTAAAACATCAAATCTAATCAAAAATGTAGCACCTGCAGTAAAGAATGTATCTGATGCATTAGGCACAACAATTACAGGATTCCAAAGCCTACCTTCATTTGTTCAAACATCAGGATTAATTTCAGCATTATTATTAGGTAAAAAAGGTGTAGCGGCAGTCACAACAATATCATTTTTAGTTGGTCAAATTAGAGAATTATTTAATCAAGCATCAAGTCTAGCACAATTAGAAGCTAACATTGTTAATATCCAAGAATTAGAAGATGCAGAATTCTTACTAAAATCACTGAATACTAGATTTGGTGAGATAGTTAAATCACAACGAGAAATGAATGAAGCTGATTTCCAATTGTCTATCAAAGAATTAGAAGAATTACAAAGAACTATAGATAAAACAAAAGAAAGAATTGAATTATTAACAAGTGTTGATGGATTTAATAAAATTTCAGTATCAACTAAACATTTATCTCATAACTTTAAAGAATTAACAAAAGAACAAAAAAATAATTCAAGTATATTTAGACAACAAAGTCTTGAACTTGAAAAGTTCCGTCTAAAATACAGAAATGTTATAGATGATACAGAAGAACTAAATTCAATGTCTTTAGAAAATTTTAGATTTGAATTAGACAAATTTAACGAAAAATTTAGAAATAACACAGATGAACAATTATCTAGTTTGCAGAGATTTAAAAGTGGATTTCAAGATGCTATGAACGAAAGTACATTTGATAGTTTTGAAAAAGCAGGAAAGACTGCATTTGCAAGTTTAACTAAGACATTAAGTGATTTTGTCATTACAGGAAAACTTGACATGAAAGGATTTGGTGATGCAGTAAAAAGAGCATTAGTAGAAGCATTAATAGGTGAGGCAGTGACTGCCGCTATTGGTAAAGCTAAATCATTATTCCAAATGAAGGCTATAAAAACCGCATTAATAAATACATACGAAGCAGGAACTAAAGCATTAGCACAAGGTGGAGTTTTAGGGCCATTCCTAGCGGCAGGAGTTATAGCAACAGGTATTGGAATGGTTAATAAAATTAAAGGATTTGAAAAAGGTGGTAGGCCACCAGTTGGTCGCCCTTCAATAATTGGTGAGGCAGGGCCTGAACTTTTTATCCCCCAACAAGCAGGAACAATAGTACCCAATAACAAACTAGGTGGAATGGGTGCAACTACAGTTAATTTAAATATATATGCTAATGACACAGAGGGTTTTGATGATTTATTAGTTAAACGTAGAAGTACCATTGTTAATGTGATAAATGATGCACTTAACAGTCAAGGGAAGGAAGCATTAGTTTAATGAGTGGCACATATCCAACATCACCAACATTCAGAGCATTAGGATTTAGTTCTGAACAAAAAACAATCACATCTACTACTGACAGTGGTAAGATGTTTAGTGTTCAAGTAGATGGTCAAAGATGGAAGTTCTCAGCTTCATACCCACCTTTAACTAGAACTACTTTTGCTCCTGTTTACGCATTTATAATTAAACAAAGAAGTCAAAAAGAAACATTCCAAATAGTACCTCCAGTTATATCTAGTGCTAGAGGACATGAAGTAAATAATGTTGCTGTTAATGGTGCACATACCGCAGGTGATACAACAATAGCAGTAGATGGACACCATAATAATTCAGCAGGTGCATTTTTAGCAGGTGATTTAATTAAGTTTGGTAGCCATAGCAAAGTATATATGATTGTTGAAGATGTCACCCCATCAGGGAACGCATCTACAATAACTATAGAGCCACCACTAAGAGAAAATTTAGCTGATGATGCCACAATAACTTATGACAATGTTCCATTTACTGTAAGACTAACAAATGACATTCAGCAATTTAATACTGACGATATAGATCTATATAAATTTGAAGTTGATTTCATAGAGGCTCTGTAATGACTAGAGGGTTATCTAATGCTATAACCACAGAGTTAGGCAATCAAAATATTAAGCCTATTGCTTTAGTAGAGATTAATTTTCCTACACCCCAAAGACTTACCAACCATTACAAAGACATAACCCATAATTCTAATACCTATACTGCAAGTTCTCATTTATTAGGTGTCAGTGGTAAAGGTGAAAATTCATCTATTGATGTATCTAGCTTTCAAATAGAATTATCAGCAGTTGATAGTGCTTTTGTTTCTATTGTTTTAAACAATGTAGTGAATAATGACCAAGTGACTGTGGACATGGGTTTTTTAAATAGTGCAGATGCTTTGATAGATACATTCACTTATGAAATAGGTTTTATTGATAGCTTTAGAATAGATACTGGAAAAGGCAGAATAGTTTTAAATTGTACTTCACACTTTGCAGACTTTAGTAGAACTGCAGGAAGAAAAACGAATAATGGAAGCCAACAAAGATTCTTTAGTACAGATGTTGGTTTTGAATTTGCAGGACTAACAGTTCAAGATATTTTATGGGGTAGAAAATAATGGGTTTATTTGATGGCATAGTAGGTGCAGTCACTAACTTTTTTCAAGGTGTAGGGCAAATACTTACAGATGTTATTTCTTGGATTATTCCAATACCTGATGTTCCTGATTTTGATAAAGATTTAGCTGACCAAAACGCAAGAGGTGTTTTACTTAATAAACAATCTAACAATGCTCATATTCCTGTTATTTATGGTGAAAGATTAGTTGGTGGTACAAGAGTATTCTTAGAAGTTTCAGGCACAGATAATCAATATCTGTATGGTGCATTAGTATTATGTGAAGGTAAAATTAATAATATAACCCAAATAAAAGTTAATGATGATGCAGTGACTTTTAGTGGCTCTATTGCAGATGGAACACAAATTACTTCTAATGATAGTCGCTTTGGAACTACAATCACTATTCAACCTTTTTTTGGTGGTGATAGCCAATCAGCATCTAGTCTGTTATCAACTTTAAGTGATTGGGGAAGTAATCATAAATTATCTGGAGTAGCTTATATTGCATTTAGAATAGAATGGGATGCAGATAAATATACAGGTATTCCTCAAATCCAAGCCAAAGTACAAGGTAAATTAATATCTACTTATGATGGAAGTAGTAGTGAAACTGCAAATCAATATTCAACTAATCCTGCTTTTATTCTTCTTAACTATTTAACAGATACAAGATTTGGTAAAGGTATTCCGATTGCAAATATAGATATACCTAGTTTCTATACTGCATCTACTGTATGTGCCACACAGATAACTCCCTATTCAGGTGCATCACAAATTAATCTTATAGATACAAATGTCGTTCTAGATACTTCAAATAAAATTATAGATAATGTTAAAAACCTTTTACGAGGTATGAGAGGTTTATTAACTTATCAACAAGGTAAATATAGACTTGTTGTAGAAACTACAGGCTCATCAGTATTAACACTTAATAAAGATAATGTTTTAGGTGGTATTCAAGTTCAATCAGAAAAGAAAAATTCTAAGTTTAACAAAATTCAAGCTACATTCATCAATCCTGAAAAGAACTATCAAAGTGATACGATTGTTTATGATACCAACCATTCAACTTACCTAAGTGAAGATGGCAACATCTTACAAGAAGGTGCAATAGATTTACCTACAATTACATCACCTTACCAAGCTAGAGAGATGGCTAAAATTCTTTTATTACGTTCAAGAAATAGTTTACAAGTTTCATTGACTGCAAACTATGAAGCCATGAATTTAGCAGTTGGTGATATTGTTGCATTGACAGAAGATTTAACAGGTTTTTCAGCTAAAAATTTTAGAGTTGCAGGATTAGGTATAAATTCTAATTACACAGTTTCTTTATCATTAACAGAGCATCAAGATAGTTTTTATACTTTTGAAACGCAAACAGAAGTAGCAGTTGAGCCTGATACTAATCTACCAAATCCATTCACAGTTCAACCCCCTGCATCAATCACACTTGCTGATGAATTAATATCTTACAATGACGGAACAGTTATTGTTGCTATGAATATAACGATTGGTGCATCACCTGATAAGTTTGTTAGAGAGTACCAAGTAGAATACAAAAGAACTGCTGATAGTGACTTTATCGTTCATAGCAAGGGAACTGTAGATTTATTTCATAGAGTATTGAATGTTATCTCAGGTGATAATTATACAGTTAGAGTGAAAGCTATAAATTCATTGGGTGTAGAAAGTACCAATGTCTCAGCTACTAGAGATATTGTTGGTGAGATTGCTCCACCCTCAGATGTTGAAGATTTTTCTATTAACATTGTAGGTAGTGATGCTCATTTATCTTGGGAGAGTATTCCAGATGCAGATTTAAATTATTATGTTGTTAATTTCACTACAGAAACAGTCAATCCAGAATGGCAAAATAGTTTTACTTTAATTAACAGAGTATCAAGACCTGCAACATCTGTGACTGTACCTGCCAGAACAGGTAGCTATCTTATCAAGGCAGTAGATAAACTAGGCAACTTTTCATCTAATGAAGCTATTATTACAACTAACATCACTGCTATTGGTGAATTTACAAATGCCTCAACTGCTACAGAAAATCCAAACTTTACAGGAACAAAAACAAACTGTGTTGCAGTAGATAATAACTTAGAACTAGATAGCATTGAATTATTTGATGCTAACACTTCAGATAACTTTGACGATATAACCACAAGAAACTTTGATGGTGGTACTACTAATAACAATGTTCCATCTAGTGGAACTTATGAATTTGGTAATGTGATAGATTTAGGAAGTACACAAACAACTAGATTGACTGCGAATATTACCCAAACCACAGATGATAGAGATAGATTGTTTGATAACATATCAGGATTATTTGACGACCAAGCATCTAACTTTGATGGTGATGCATCTGTGAACGCATCTAGCCATCTAGAGATTGCTACATCTACAGATAACTCTACTTATACATCATTTAGAAATTTCAATGTGGGTGATTATTCAGCAAGGTATTTTAAATTTAGATTAATAATGCAGAGTTTAGATAACTCCGCAACTCCTGTGGTATCAGCACTATCGGTAAATGCTGATATGATTGAACGTCTAGTATCTGAGAATGATGTGGTTTCTGGTGCAGGAACAAAATCAATTACATTCTCACCAGTTTTTATTTCAACACCTGCTATTGGTGTATCAGCACAAGGATTGGCAAGTGGTGATTTTTATGAGATAACTAATAAATCAGTAAGTGGTTTTGATATCACTTTTAAAAATGGTGCAACTGCAATTAGTAAAACATTTGACTATATAGCGAAAGGACATTAAAAGTAA